CACCAGTTAATAAATTTCAGCTCTCCGATACATGGCTTTACCATGCTTATAGGCCACACATCGCCAGGCTTGTTGTAAAAACTGAGCCTGCAAATAGGCCACCCACCATCTGAAAACGAGTCGTCCCAGAACGGAACTTCCCATGAAGATTGGTCGAGAATGAAATTTAAGTCGCCGGTTGCAAGAACTTCTGGCGAAAGGTTCAGAGGGTATGGGCATTGCTCACAGATTGCCAGGTAAACAAAATCACCTAGAGCATCCAGACCTTGGACTTTCTTGTCCTGGTCGTTCATCTTGATGTTCTGGCCTGCTCCGTTTTTGGAGTAGACTTCCCAGTATTCGATTAAGTCGTGAGTGGCACCGGCATATGACCCATCGCCATTTCTCTTCCGATCAGTTGAGTTTTCTGATGTAGAAAGTCTGGCGTATTTGCCTTTCAGAGAACCTTTTGGCAGATTGAACTTTTGCTCCACCTGATTGACCGGCTCGCAGCTTTTCAGTGCAATCCATGTCACATCTCGCCAATACTTGGCGTCCGGGTCAACCAGGAGATCCTTGTTGGATCTGAACCTGCTTCGAGCCATCTTGGCTCCACCACCTGGCGGCTGCTCAACCTTTACTTCTAGTAGACCAAGACCAGTGATAATGGCTTCCGTAATTGCAAGCCTAGCTTCGTCCTGCTTCGTCCCCTCTTGCTGGATATAGTTAGCAACGTGCTCTAGGATTTTTGCATGGTCAAAATCGATCCTAGAAGCTCTGGATTCCTGACTAACAGACTCGTTGTACTGTCGATACAGAGACTGTACCGACTGAACGATTAGAGGATCACTGATAATTCCTTGCTCGACAGCTTGAGCCATAGACAAAAGCTGAGTTGCTTCGATATTGCCTGCATAAAAAGTATCAATGCTGACTTCTGGATTAGACCTTGGGGTAACGGCGATTACCGGATTCTGGTGATACAGGACTGGGCCAAACATTGCCACGGCCTCGAATAGTCGGTTTACCGACATTTCAAACTGCGGCAACTGAACATCCGGTGCCAGGAATCCGTCGTGCTGACCATCTCGCATTCCGCTTCTGATCGATGACCACATATGGTTCACAGGGCCATCGTAAAAAGCCATTGCTTCGTCAGCGTACTGATCGAACTTCTTTTTTCGATCTTTCCTGGCTGCCGCGAATACACGCTTCCATCGATCCACCAGTGGTGCAAATGGATACTTTTGGTTTCCTTTCGGCGCGCCGTATTCGTCCATGATCTATTCCTAACCCTCTAATTCACTGAGCCGATGCTCGATCTCTAGGATTCTTTGTTCGAGCAATGTGGTGTCTTCAGAAAAATGCCAAGTTCCATTGATCTCTATTCTAAGGTCTGGGTTGGTTTTTAGTCTCGGATCGTCAACGTGATAACAATCTGGGAAGCCTTCGATCCGGCTAACGACATCGATCGATTGCAAGCCGACCCTGCTCACAAAACCTATCTCGGCATTTCTTTCTCCCTGGGAGCCTCTGCGATAAAAAGTCACCACCTGGCCTTTTTTCGGTCGAGGCATGATCCATGGTGCTGGATCGGTGGATTCCTCTGGAGTGACGATCTCCTCTGCTTCTTGCTCGACTGGTTTTGACTGTGATTTCTTAGCCATTGAATGTTCCTTGCGGTCCTAAAATGATTGTGCTTGTGACGCCGAACGGGTTGTTCGCCATCTGTTTTTCCTTGAGACGTTTTTTGTACGCTCTAACTCGACGTTGCCCCGGCGTTTCAATCTGCCTGTGTCCTTTAGGGCGGACAAACGGCTTTCTTGAGTCATTTAGATAGGTTGCTAGGTACTCCAGGCACTCGATTGCGTGTGTGTGCGACCTTCTGTTTCCGGTATCTGTGACATGGCCGGATATTTTTTTCTTCCTGAACCTTTTCATTTCTTTGTCAAGATTCTGGCAGCGGTCGAAGTCAACGAGAATTTTTGGTGCTCCAGATCCATCGATCGACAACATTCCCCTCGTTATCTCCTCTCGATATGAAACCACACTACAGCCTGGAATAAATCTGTGTTTGGTTTCCACGCAGCGAACATCTAAGTTCGCCATCTCTCTTTCATATGCTTCGCGAGGCGAAATGCCCGTGTCCATGGAGGTTAGATTTCCTCCGTGCGCGTCGATGATAAACGACTGAAACCAGATCCCTCTGGTGCATTTATCAAGGGCTTCCGCGATCATCTTTGCAGTGCATTGATGCAGGTATATTTCGTCATAAACCAAGTGCCATTTAGCACTAGGCGGCGTAGCAATTAAGATTGCTGCGCATGTGTCATGACCAGGGTCAACTGCTAGTCTTCGGCACCATGACGAAGGTATTTTCCTGGTTTCTAGGTACTTGTCTGGCTCGCCACCTAGCTGCCCTTGGTATCGATCTACCGAGTGAATAGAATGCCTCCACATGGGATACATCAGGACAGAGTCTGTGACTAACTCACCGAGAGCACGCTTTCGATAAACATCGTCGCCCATAGACTTCCACCCAGCGACAGCGGCTTTCTTTGCGTCCTCTGGTAGGTAGGGATTGGCTTCCATTGAGATTCGGTAAACAACGGACGTAGGCTCAGTGCCTCCACGCTCTTTGTTGTCCTGCTGTATCTCTGCTCGCTCTGCAAATCTGGCTATTGCATCATTTTCGTCATGAGGCAGAGCCGACCAGATCAATCGGCCACCTCGGTCAATAAGGCGACCGGCTGATTCTTCGTACCAACTTGGATCCAATATGTCCTCGTCGATGTGTATTAGATCCGCCTGGAAACCCTGTTCAGGTTTGGATCGGCTAGAAAACGCTTTGATTTCCCATCCAGTCTTCAAGTAAATGTTGGAGAAGATGTTTTTTGCACGGTCTTTCCAAACAATCTTGTCAATCATCCTCGGAGGAATGAGAGGCGGTGCTGGCTTGGCTTCCTTTTTCCTTGCTTGGTCTTGTGGAACCCAGGGACGATAGACTCTCCATAACTGAGTCTCTTCATCTCTGATGATCTTGAATGCACCCGCTTTGAACAGGTAGGGATAAATCACATTCCCTATGTGCCAGGCTTTGTATCCGATTATTGCTAGGCATCCATCTTTGACCGGATACTTGCCGTGAGGATCTCTCCCTAACACAGCCCTGGCATCTTCAATAAAAGCAGCAAGTGACTTGCCGCCTCGGTTGCCACCCATCAACATACACTCAGGAGCATTACATCGATGGAACTCATCCTGCGTTGGTTGAGGAACGTAGAGGTTTAACGCCTCAATTCGCCGTGACGCGATTTCGCTTGCTATGCGGAATGCTTTCTTTTTCGCATAGCTGCTCATCTCGCGTCCATTGAGAAGTCCGTCATCCATCGTATGACTCCTCTACTTCTTCAATGCTTATAACTTCCCCCTCAAGAGTCGGAACCATCTTGCTGGACAGATTATTGCTTTCCTGGTACTCAACAAGATGCTGACGCATGACCTGAAGCAAGTCGCGTTCTTCCATCATATCCAGTTGACGCTCTGTCAAGCCTAGCTTCGTCACCTTGCCTGCGAGCTGCATCATCATGTCGTGTATCTTGACTCGCTTTTGCGAGCCGGGTTCGCAAGCCAAGTAGGTTGCAAACAGATGCTTCGCCCAACCGTTGACACCACCGAATGGTTTCATGATAGCTTCAAAAACTTCATTTACATGAGGATCGTAGCTTCCACCAGAAGTCAATGAGTCCAGTGTCTCTAGACCCTCTTGCTCGATCTTAGCAAGCCTTGAGTCTAGCTCGTTTTGTTTTTTCTCTACATTTACTTTCGCTCGACAGTCTCGACATACGTCGCGATGACCATCAGCTTTGGACTTGTCTACATGAAAGTCATCAAGCGTTTTCCTTAGTCCACACATCGTGCAGAACTTTTCGCCTGACTGCTTTACCTGCTCGATAGGATCTTCTATGTCTTCTCTGAAAGCCATTTATTCACCTATGAAAAAAGCGGATGAACCACACATTATGCGGCTCATCCGCTTCGCTTTATGGATGCGGCCTAGAAGCTAATAGCTTCTCTTCCTATACCCACTCTGGAGCCAGCTCTACGTCTACCAGGCCAGCGTCATCTGCTGGTGATGAACTTTCTTCTAGAGTTGTTCCTAGAACCAAGCCATGGTCTGTCCCTAAAGTTGCGTCAGCGACTACACCACCGTTTCCTGCCTTGATTGCATCTCCAGCAGTTAGGCTAACTGCTGTTGCACCTTGGCGGACTTTAGATGGTCCTTTGACAATGCCGTAGAATAAGTCGTTAGCTGCGACAACAGAGGATCCCAAGGAAGGATCTACTACCAAGCAACATCGGTCACCTAAATCGGCTTTTGCGTCTGCAACTCCAACTCCGGCCAATCCGCCATCGACATCGATTACGACAATATCGCCAGCAGCTAACGGACCGCCAGTTTTGTTTCGTAGAACACGAGCCACAACTCGACGACCTACAACTCGCTTGCTCATTCCTGCTGCGGATGCAACGTCTTCCGACACGGGGAACGTGTACTCGCGACCATCGAGGGCGGTGTTAATATCCACCCCATCTTCGTTCTGGCCTCGGATGCTTTCACCCAAGCCAAAATCTGCTACTGAATCTAGCATGTTGTTGTTCCTTTATTTCGGCAAAAGTTAATTAGATTTCGCTGTTTGGCTTCCAGACAACGAAATTACGAGGCGACTTGTACTTCAGGTTACTCAAGGTAGAAACCACTGCGTTAAGCGACTGAGTTGCCAGGTCGTACTGAGGACCGCCTTCGTCGCTGAAAAGCTCGGAAGTCAAAGCCATCAATTCCATTGCATTCATGTTCAATCCGAATGCGTAACCATTGGGAACTGCATTCTCAAACGAAACCTCGATTCCATCGAATCGCATTACGTTTAGGAAGCCAAGTTCGATCATGGAGCCTGGAGCCATCTTGACCTCAATGGTCTGGCGACCACCTTCAAAGTCTTTCAGGTCGATGAATAGGTTGCGGTCCATGAACACGTTCGTGACTTGCGAGTCAATCGTGCTGTTTCGCTGTGCGTGGGTAAGGCCATATCGCAGAGCTTTCTCAAGTTTCTCGCCATTGCTCGCATTGGATGAAGCATTGTCGAAAGCACTTGAATCTCGCTGAACGATCAGTGGACTCCAGAAGTCGTACTCTGGATCCTGGATACCTTCTGGGTAAGGCACGCCAGCTTCTTGAGCACCACCATAGTTTCCGAGAACACAGCTCAAACTTGCGTAAGTTCCGCTTGGAACAGCAACCTTGTCCGCTGCGTTTACGGAGCGAGCACCAGCTCCACTGATATTAACAGTCTGGCCGTTCGTTCGAGCAAAGGTCTTAAAGCCGTGCCAGAATCTTTCGTTATCTGGATCTTCTCCATCAACGTAAAACTGTGGGCCAAGCTCTTCGATCAAGCTGCTCTTCAAACGCTCTGCGAAACCATCTAATACTTTGATTATCGCTGCTTCGCCTTGGTTTTTCTCCATCTCGCGGCGTTTGATGGAGTCGGTCACCTCGTAACCACGCCAATCCAAACCAGCCACTTTGAAAAGCGAGGTTGGGTTGAACGATCGAGAGTTTTCTCCGGTTGCTGCTGAAGCAGAGTGGCGACGATATTTAACCGGCCACTGAATACCTTCACCACCATGTCCGGTGCTGATGCGTCCTTTAGCTTCAAGCAAAGCTAAAATAGCGTAGTTCTTTTTTGCTGCATCCTCGACTTCTCGGATGAGCTTGGGCATGGTCGTCGAAAGGCTTCTTGCCCAAGAAAACCGATCGTAAGTTTGAAATCCACTTGGCATTGTTGTGCCTCCTTACATCGTGGAAAAATGATTTACTCCTGGCCTGCTCGCATAGCAGCCAGCGTTTCTTCACCGAATGACATCTGGCGTGTCCCTGTGACTTCGCCTCCACTCTCTGAACTCACTCCGTTGAAACTTTGTGGTCTTGGTTTTGCTGTGTTGGTCCTGCCTCGCATGGCACTTCTTTGCTGCTGGGCGGCTTGCTGTGTACTCTGGGTGTAACTTTGTTGGCTCTGCTGTGGCTGGGTGACACCCATCGCCATCTTTGCGTACTGAATCTGTTTAGCCACAGATGACACGCCGTCTTTGGCAAACGAATCCATGTAGTCGATGAAGCGATTTCCATAGTCGCTATAGACGTACTGCCCATTGACTGGATCCTGAATGAATCTGCCAGTTGCGGGATCTTTCGCGTAAAGCCAGTTCGCGTTTTCGTTAATGAATGAATCAACAGTTGCAGCTTCCTGCGCCTGAGATTGCTTCATTTGATAGCTGCTCTCAAACTTATCCTGGATCATTCTCTCGACACGCTGATCAACAGCTTGTGCAAACTGCCGAGGATCCTGCAAAACATCCTGCCACCTCCTGAGCTTTCGATCGATGCTCAGGATTTGCTCTCTTGTTTCGTTGTCGACATGATCGGCAATGACACGATTTCCGTCTTCATCGACTTCGATGTACTGGTTGGCCCAGGACGGATCTTTCCAGTCGTTGATCAATTCATCTAACGGATCGAGAGGCTTAGGGGCCTCTTGAGGAGCCTGATGCGAAGGCGCATTGTCGCGGAATCGCATTTGGTCTTGGTAGAATCGAACTTGGTCCGCGTAATGTCGGATTTGCTCGTCTTGTTGACGCTTGGACTGAACTAATGCTTGAACAGCACGATCAACATCGTCAAACGACTGGAAGCCCGCTTGCTCTAAAGCTGCCTGCCATCCTGAAGACGCTCCGGCGGACTCCATTCCGCTGGAGCCTTCGCCCTGCGTCGACGCCGGGTTACGCCTTCCGCAGGTAAGGGGGCTTCAGTCAATGATTCTTCTTCATGAACATCTTGTTCTTCGGCGTCTTGAGACAAGACTTCCTGCTCGTCATCTTCTAGCTCGACTTCTGACATTCAATTTTTCCAAGCGTGAGGAGTTTTCTACACACTTGAATCTTGAGGACCACTTCCAGTACGTCAAACCTAAAGTGGGGTCATCGGCCAGTCTTAGACTGTCTTATACACAAACGGGGAATAGTTTTTGATGCAAGAAGCCAGCGTTACACAAAAAGCGTTGATGCCTCTGACGGATCTAAGGGCGGAACTGAGGAGGCAAGGAATCATCGATGTGCCTAGAAGCACAGTAAGAAACTGGTATCTGCTTGGCGTTTCGACGCCACAAGGAAGAGTCAAGCTCCAGACCAAAAAAGTTGGGAACCGACGAATGTCTTCGGTGAAGTGGACTCTCGATTTCCTTGACTCACAAGATTCATCTTAGATTGGAAGTAAAGATGTCGAATGTGCTATGTATCGGCGACTGTCACTGCCCAGCCATGATTGACGGGTATCCTGATTTTGTTTACTCGCTCTACGAAAAGTATAAGTGCAATAAAGTCGTGATGATCGGTGACCTGGTCGATTGCTACGCGATGTCAATGCACCAGAAGCGAATCGAAACAATAGATATTGAGGAGGAGTTTGCTAAAGCACAAAAGCAGGTCAAAGAGCTAACAAGTCGTTTTCCTGGGCGTAATGTTACTTGGCTGCTGGGCAATCACGACAGCTTGCCTCAACGACACATGGAAGCCGCTGGAGTTCCTCTGAGTCTGCTCAAGAACCCAGGCAAAATCTGGAATACAGGCAGGTGGGTCATCAAGCAAAGATGGGAAGATCATGTAATCGACTCAGTTATTTATCGGCACGGAGACAAAGGTAAGGGAGGTCAGTTCCCAGCATTAGCAAACGCACTATCTGAGTTCAGAAGCGTCGTCCAAGGACACTTTCATCAGGTCGGTGGCGTCATGGTCAAATCCAACTCTGTGTCGACTTTGTTCGGACTACAGACTGGATGCGGGTGTGACTCATCTGCGCCAGAGCTTCAGTACGCAAAGAAGTTTGCTAATAAGCCTGTTCTCGGTGCTGCGGTCGTGATCGATAAAGGTCGCCACCCGATTTTTGAACCGTACAAGGAAGTCAAATGAAAAGGAAAGCTACGTTCAACGACATAGAATGGGAAGTGCTGCTTGTTACAAAAAAAAATATGAATAAAGGGACATGGGGTGAAGCGTCCGATCAAGAGAAAACTCTCAAGATCCGCATCGATCTTTCAGACAGAAACGTGATTGACACGGCGATACACGAGTGCTTGCACGCAGCTAACTTCCTCTGTTTTAGCGAAGAGTTTGTTAGCGACACCGCGACTCAGATCGCAAAAGTTTTGGTTAATCACATCGGAGTAGTCATTAACCGCGACCAGGAGGCTTGATCGACCTGCCCTGCTTACGCTTACCATCTATCAATGAAACTAATCGATTCTGTTTGTATGTCGCTGGACTAAAATCAATGGTGCATTTGCAAACCTTGCTTGGTGAGTGATCGCTGACTCGGACTTTAATGGACCTTCTTCCTTTTGTTGCTATCACATAACGACTAAGGCTCTTTGGTGACCTGCTTGTTCTTACATTCCATCCCCTTCTCTGAAATGTTTCTCTCACAGACCTCACTACTCTTGCAATCGCCAGGGCAGCGTCTTTCATCCCAAATTATCTCGCTGTAGTTTTGGTCGTACTTCTCCCTGTCAACAGGGCGAGGTGAATCACCTTTTCCATTGTTCATGTCTTCTCTCCACGGACAGTTGACGCATGTCTTATTGCAGCAACGCCCTCTTGATAAAAGAAACTCTCTGCTAAGAGGCTTTGCCTGGCGGCTCACATTCATCCTCCATTCTGAAGAAATGCACGCAATCCATTGGTGCGAAATAAAACTCTTGGCTAACCCCTTCGTAGCGACTGTCATTTCTTTTGTCCACTTTCCATTGGCCGCTTGTTTCACTTTTGACAACGGCTGCATACCTCTGGTCGCTGCTTGTGATTACATAGGCAAACGGTCGTGGGACTGACCTGTCGAACGAGTGTTTCGCGCACACGATAAACTTGTCGCCAAACGGCCATGTGTTATCAGTGAAATTCACTCCAAGTCTCTTCACTTCAATTCTTTGAGTAATGTAGATATCGCCTCCGTCTGCGTATGTCTCCCAGTCTTCGTGCCTGGGAGCCTCTCGCGTTGGCTTGACAACCACCTCGTAGCCGAACCGATTAAGCCATTTAGCTACTGAAAAAACACCATCGGTGCTATCTCTCAGGTGGCTCAGAAATCTTTTGTGGTTCTCGTTCACTTTTGATCTCCGCAAGAAGGTCTAAGTATTCCCACCATGTTATGAGCACCATCGTTTGCCCACAGTCTTCACGAAACGCAACGGCATCTATGTTCTCGCTTGGCTGTAGGAATTTCGCGATTGATTTGCGGCGTTTGGCTTGTATCCTCTTCCCCTGCACGAGAAGGTCGACTTCTTCGTGCATTCCAAGAGATTGGCCGTTCGACGCATAAGCTCTTTTCGATTCAAGCCCGCTGTCCCTCGCCTGGTTCACCAGCTCCCGTTCGTAAGCGTTTCCTTTCCTCTTGCTTGGGTGCGTCATGATGCGCCTCGCAGTTCGCTCAAGAATCCAGGTTCATCTGGCTGCTTCATCCTTTCTCTTTGGTAGAGATTGGACCTTCTGTAGTGAATGATCTGCTTGAGCGATTCTTCGTCGGGGAGCACTTGCTCCAAAACGTGGCGAAGTATCGCTGTCTTTTTCCCGCTTCTTGTCGATCCGCCGCCCAGAGCCTCGCTTGCGAGATCCAGTCTCTCTGCCAAATCATCTTCTAGTCTTAGTAGCACTTTCTTCATTAAATCTCTTTTATCTCCAGCTTCGCACTCGAACAGTAATTCCATCGTCGGTGACCGCCGTTGCGTCACCTGTCAACTGATAGCCTTTCCACTTCTGTGGCTCACAAGTTGTTGGGTAATCTGTCCGTCCCCATCCGATGCCTTCGTAGCGACCTATTGTCTTGTGAGTGTGCTCAAAGATTCGATTTGCCGCCATGTAGTCGGCTTCTCTTTGGCAGCGTTCCTGGTCTGTTGTTGAGTCACCCCAGATGGAAACGCATAAAAAGGTCGTAAGGAATAAGGTGATCACTCTATCTCCCCGTTAAGTATCATGAGGTTCCTCGTGTCATCGATGAACACAGGAGTCCTCGGACCAACGTAGGATCCTTCTATGTTGAAGCTGAAGTATTCTTCCGCTTCCCATGTTTCCATTCCGTCGACGACCAAGCCTTCTATTATTTTTCTCGTGCTGTACGCGACCACTTCCGTCCCGTCGATCGAAAGCAGTCCGAGGATTGCATGGTCGAAACCATCGACAACAAGGAGAGGATCTTTACTCATTGCAGTCTTCCCCAGTCAGCTCTTGAACAATGATGTCTTTCGTGGAAATTATGTCCGCGAACGATTTTGCTTTACTAACAAGCTCTCCCATGCCCATGCAAAATGGCGCACTGTCTGTGTCGATGTACCCGCCTTCGTCTGTAATCCATATCTTTGTTACATCGAATGGGTTACCGACCTGGTCGATCTCCCAAAAAACCGACGACACAGAGTTTTCTATGTCACCGAAGAATGAATAACTCCCTTCCCCGGTTCCCCATTTAACCGCTAGGTTTATGAAGTCACTTGTCAGGTACCCTCCTGTTGACTCGTCCTTCAAGAACCAAGCGTCAGCATGAGCAAATGTTTGGACTATCTCTGTGACCAATAAGCATTGATCGCCTTCATCGTGAGCCAAATCTCTAATCATTGCTGTCTCCTCTGATTGAACGAACCTCGTAAACGACCTTAGGCTCGACATGATGAAGGAAGATGGTTTCGCTTCCCTCGTCCCGTGTCTCGACTAAACCAACAAAACCAAACTTCCTGCTAACCAACTCTGCGGCGTGTGCGTGAGTAACGTCGCCAAAAGATATCCAGTCTTCTTGCACCAGCAGTCCATCAAATACCCTGCGTCCCTGCCTGTTTAAGCCTGTTGTGCTTTCCATGTGTTTTCCTTTCTTGAATGGAGCAAACCGATCTCTGCTCTCTTTTTCAGTAGACTTGTTGCTTTGTCCGTTAAGCGGACTGCTTGGATCCATTTCGTTTCATCCTGTACCGGCCAGTCACACTGTTTCTTTCATTAAGTTTGCTTGCGATATAGTCAGCGGCTTCATCAAGTTCCGCTTCGCTCGTCGTGTCGATCTTCCGCAGCGATTCACGCAACATGCGATTGCTGTTTCTGATGTTCACTTCTTCTAGAAGCAGGTCGATGATCGGACCTTCGCCGGAAACGCCCCACTGATGGAAAACCTCTCTCATTGCTTGCAGGCTCTCTTCGTCACGAGTCGCTACCGCTTGAAGGCACTTAGCTACCAACGGACTGAACAGACTGTCTGGATCCAGCTCGTCTAAGACTTTGGCGCGATCGCCGTTCTTAGCCATTGCAAATCCGAGAGCGATGTACTCCAGTCGAATCAGCTTTGATTTCCGCATTACCTCTGGTGTTCTCATTTCTTAGTTCCATCAACCATTAAGTATGTTTCTTGATCCAGAGCGGGCATTACAGCCCCCCTTACCCCCCAGAGCCAGGCAATGGGAGAAGGACTGTGCTAACGTGTTTCCGTCACCATCACGGTCACCGCTCTCGAATCCCCCTTTGAGTTCGAGAACACAGATCGAAGACCTGTGCAGCATGTGATCAATTAGTAGCCCTCACATCACGCAGGCTGTAAAAGAGCGACCGGAGCCGCTCTTGCGTTTTAACTAACACCTAGAAAGGAGCATCTACAGGAATCGTGTTCTGCCTTGCTGGAGCACTCTGCTGGTCCTTGGCCTCAAAGTTCAAACTCAGGAATTTCCCTGATCCGTCTTTGCGCTCTTTGATCCATCCCGAAATCCAATACTCCTGGTTGTTGATCTCGCATGTCCCCTTGTAGTCCGGGTGCGTGTTTTTTTCCTTGCGGTCGTTGACGCTGATGATCCCCCGCAGGTTGTTGTCGTACTTCTTCGCCATCTTCGTTCTCCAAAAAAAAGGTAAGTCGCTCTTCGTATAAGCGGCGACACTCGCTCATAAACTGTTCATCTAACGTGTGCTCTAGATTGTGCTGCTTGTGGACCTTCATTAAACTTCCGAGAAACTTGAGCACCCTGACGCTGCTGGCGTTCCTGAAAGAAGCGAGCAGCTCTTCTTTTCTTACTTCTCCCACAACCTCCCCCTGTAAACATGCCTAGCCGAGTGCTTCCATTCACTCGACCCTTTGGCTGGAAGGTAAACGTCGACAGGTGTGTATTCCTTGACTCCACCCTGCTGCGCGGCACGCTTCGCCTGAGCATATGCCCACTGAACCGTCATTCCTGTTTTCTTGGCGGCCCACAGCTTGTCTTTGAGATACTTGTCAAAGCTATTTAAGCGGGGCTTCCTCTTTGGCGAGCACTGAGCTGGAGTCTTGTATTTCAGTTCTCCGGTCGAGCTTCTTGCAAAGAACACAGGCTTCCCAAACGGCGTGCCACAAGTCGGGCAGCTAATGACGCCTTTCTCTCGCGGAGACAGGGCTTTGCAAGCCACACACAGCCTGAGTTCACTCTCTTGTTCCTCTGCCTGTGACTCTGATTCATTGTTTTGCTGCTTCTTCTTTACAGAGTCGGGGTCCGCAAGTTCGGCTGACCTCCAATCTCTCCCATCGAAATTTGGGTAGCCATGAAGGTAGACACTCCCGCTGTGATCCTGGACAGTACACTCGTGATAGTCTTTGAAGTAACGCAACACGCGACCGACGCTCTGCAAGTAAGTCGCAAGGCCAGCCATCGTTGTTGTGACAATGCAATGCTTGAGGAATGGCATGTCGACCGCCTCACGCAGCACAAACCGATTCCAGATCACACTGAACTCACCGGATTCTGTCCCCTTAATCGCTCTCTCTCTCGTAGCCAAATTCGATTCGTAGTGCTTCACTTCATAAGATCCGCTCGACTGCTTTTCGCACAGAACGACTCTCTCCGCATCGATTGATGCACAACGGATCCCGCGGCGAAGTCCCATCGAGACATACTCTCTGCATGTATCGACATCCGGCCCGAAACCGATCGTCGGTAGCACCTGTGGATTGAAAGTGAGCAGGTCTTCGTAAACACGAGCCTCAATCATCTTTGCTTCATTGATTGCCTTGTCGTCAGTCGATGATATCTCTCCGTTCGACTGAATCTTTAGGCGACCACCCAGTACCGCTTCTGGTATCTCTGGAGCAAATACTTTGCATGGCAGATGAGCTTTGCAATCCAGAAGCTCTTGGAACGTCGGCGGATCGACGATGTCCTTGTACCACCGCTTCCAGCCGACAGGAGTTGCCGTGTACCCAATAGTCAACACAGCTCCATGCTTTTCGTGCTCGTTAAGCACCCAAAGTGCAGAGTCGCTCATCTGTTGATGAGCTTCGTCAACGATCACAATATCCGCTTGCTTAAACACTTTCTTGCGAGCGAACACGGTTTGAATCTGGCAAATCTGGACGGGTGCCTTGTAGTCGCCGCGACCGCGAAATGCTGCCGCAATGACCCCATACCAGATTCCCCTGTTTTCGATCTGCTCAATTAGCTGCTTAGTGTTTTGAATCCTACAACTGTAGACGACGACCCTGCGGCCCTTAGCCAAAGCGTCTTCGATTACACGCATCATCATCGCTGTCTTTCCGGCTCCACAAGGTGCCGGTACGACAATGCGATTGCATCGCTTGTATAGATTTCTACAGTCAACGTGGATCCGGTCCTGGTGCGGCCAAAACTTAAAAGTCATCGTAGCCACTCCAACTGGTCACGAATGAACTTTACTTTGTCTTCGCAGACCGTGAAGAAATCAAACCGAGACAGGTGCCGATCGAGCTGATCACAGGCTTTCAAACAGATACTCAGACTCTGCTCAACCTTCTCTGGCGACAAGCCATGCTCGCCTGCACCAGGCGACTCGACCTCTTTCGCGATCGAAATAGGCTCTTTCTTTACAGCGTTTGGCGTACCAAGGACCTCTTCCCTCGCTTACTTCAACACACTCGCCGTAACCTTTGATTCGGATCCGGCAATCTTGGACGCAGCCTCAAGCACAGACTCCATCTTTTCATCTGGGACATGAGTCAGCTCTCTCAAGTGTCGCTCTGTCGAAATCGAGGCAACGTCGAAAATGTCCCCCAAGGGGGAAACTCTTTCTAGTGTTTCGCCAGCTTCGATATAGCGATAAGCCTGTGACTTCTTAATTGCCCATTCTTCTTCGCAGTACGCCTCGAATCGAGAATAGCCTTTTACCTTGTATAGCTTTTCATCTCGTATCTCTCTCAGCATCGCGAACATATCGAGTGCTCTGCGGTAGCACTGAGCGATTCCTGACTCAAGAACCTCTAACCGATCCTTCTGGCTTTGTGTGATTTCGTTACTCACCCCGTGTCTCCTTACTTAATGCGGATCCCACAAACTGTTTTTCCGGCGAACCGGACCCTCTTGTCGACAAAGAGAACCACATCTTTGTCTGACCAGTCCTTGACGTTGGGGCCGAATTTCGCGACCAACGTCTTCCTGTTCGTACTGTTGAGCACTAGCTTTTTCTGCTTCCCCTTGAACTCGATCGCGTATACCGTGTCCTCTTTTCTTCCTTTGTCGAACTCGACATCCTTGAAGCGGTGACATGCGACGATCTTCACCTGCACATCTCCCGCATCAAGAATGTCTTCCGACGCAAGCCACGGAGACTCTTTCATCTCCGAAGACCTGCCCTCGAACACCTCACCTTTTGGTTCAGTCATCAAACCCCTCCAGTTCTTCTTCTTGTTCTTTCAGATCCCAAGACTCGATGAGCAGCGAGTTCGATCCAAGCTCCCAGGATTCTTTCCAGTCGCCTGACTCGGTCCTTCTTTTCAGGTCGGACATTAGGTTGGAATATGTCGAAGTGCATCGCTCTAAACTGATTGCATCAAATTCGTATTGAGCAATTCGATAAGGCCACGCACTTTCGATTACCCAGAAGACAAACCTGACTGGCTTGTTATGAACGTGGGCAAGACCGCTGATGTAGTGAGCTGCCTGCAACCAATAGTTAAGCCGCTTTGAAATCCGCACCCAGGTGTCCGGGTTAGATGACTCACTAACTTTTAGGTCGTAGCAGAGGACATGTTTGTCATCGACGTACATGAAGTCGGGCTTGGCTCGACAATCGATTCCTGTCGAGTCGTCCGTCCAGAAAACAGGCTCCTCAAAAACAATGTCGTTGCGACTAACTAACTGACCGAGCGGGTGATCAATTACTGAGTTGCATATCTCGACGATGCGTCGAAACTCGTCATCTTTGACGACATACTTCCCGTCCGCTGCCATAATCTCCCTGAACTCTGAAGCAGGCTTAGGGTTGATCGCGCCGTTGGACTTAAAGCAGCTCTCCGGGTAATTGACAACTACGTCAGTCACTACTTTCTTTTCAAGCAGTATCTGGTGGACACAATCACCGACCATAACCGCTGTCCTGGTCGACAAGTCTGGTGGAGCCTGGGTTTTCTCGACCCAGTATGCGTTGTACTTAGCTTTGTCGGATAAAAAGACCTTCAGCATCGATGCACTGACGCGGTCGGTCATCGATTGGTATTCTTCGTTTTGCATTGTTTTCTTGTTTGAATTACTGGGTTGTGAGTGGGTCCAATCCGCAAAATCGTGTAGTCCCGCGGTCCGTCGATCAAAAACTCAGGATTGGAGTGGTGGTTCTTCTCGTACCAGATTCGTATCTCAGTACCGTCTGGAGCGGTGATCAGGATCCCCTCCCCGTTTTTTCTTTTCATCACAAGCATTCGTTTATCTCCCAGATGCTTATTTCCCTGATGGCCGACCCACTGAAACCGTTCCATTGCTCGGCGTAATCAGACTTGGGCCTTGCTGCTCGGATGCGTCTGCAAGCTGCTCGGATTTCGTGCGGTAGGGGGAAACTGACCAATGACTGCTCGCGGCATTCATTTCTCTCGTAGGTATTCCCGTCGCTGGCGACTACCGAATACTCGATGAGCAAGGTCAGGTCTTTGCAGATAGTTAGTAGTACGAACTGCTGAACTGGAGTTACCTTTAGCGACTTCAGAAGAGCACTCTTGGAGTAATCTCTCTGAATGTGAGATTTCACCATTCCCTTGATCCAAGAGATGCTTCTTCGATCTTTTCTCGCTAGATATTTCTCGATCCGCCCGAACACTTCCGCTGCTTCCCCTTCCTCACGAATGAAGAAAGAGCGAGAGCGAAGCGGAAACGCCTTGCGATTGAGCTGCATTGCGTATTTGATTTTCCGCTCTCTCACTCTAATCCTCACCGAGAGACTGCTTTTCCAAGCTATTTCCGATCCGTCAAGCGATTCGGTAGGTGAGTGGTGCAGCGAAATCGCAGCCAAAAGACAAGAAGTTGCAGGTTTCCCTCACTGGAACTGAGGGAGCTGAACTTAAAACCCCGTAAGCTGCGACCGCTTGCAGACAAGGCTCACCGCGAATCGCACTTTCACAAATTTATAGAATTAGATACTAGAGTCAATACATAAAAAAAGAGGCAAGTGACCAAAGGTGTCACAGCCTCCAAGGGTGATAACCGAATTGGTGAGGAGTCTCACTGGAACTGAGATACCCCGTAAGGGGCTGCGGGTTCGAGTC